TGCAACAGGAATGACGGGTGCGCCTGCATGTGGTGATGTCATGAAACTGCAACTCAAACTTGACGAAAACGAGATGATAGTAGATGTCAAATTTAAAACCTATGGATGTGGAAGTGCAATTGCAAGCAGTTCGTTGTTTGTTGATTTACTCAAAGGTAAAACGATTGCAGAAGCAAAACAAATTAAAGATAAAGAGATTGCAGAAATCCTTGAATTACCTCCAATCAAATTACATTGTTCAGTCCTCGCAGAAGACTCAATCAGAAGAGCAATAGAGGATTGGGAATCTAAAAAGAATGTATAATTGGAAAACCGTTCTAGTCACCATAGGTGTTCTAGTCGGTCTCAAAATATGGTCACCTTATATTGTAGAAAACATTAAGTGGTCTTGGTTTGATTTCCTACACCAACAACAAGAACAGATTCATGTTCAAGATATTGTCTTAGTAGATATAGATGAAAAATCATTAGAGACTTATGGTCAGTATCCATGGCCTAGAGATATCTATCGTGATTTATTATTGAACACTGATTACACTAACACTCATGTGTTCAGTATTCTATTTGCAGAACCCGATAGATTTGGTGGAGATGAATCATTCGCAGAAGGACTCATCAATAGATTATCAATCTTATCTTCATCTCCCACAACGCAAACGCAGAAAGGTTCTGCTCCATTTGTAAGGACAAGTGTATTTGGTGGTGGAGATATCAAAGATTCAGTATGGCAATTCTCAGGTATTGCATCTCCAATCGATATACTACAGAACAATACTTACGGTGTTGGAGTAAGTGTATCAACACCAAGTGTATCAGGAACACCAAACTTTGATGGAACAGTTCGTTCTGCACCATTACTCGTATACGCAAACGAACAAGTTTATCCGTCTCTTGCACTTGAAACACTTCGTGCATATTATGACCAACCAAATTATCAAACACGTGTGACTCCTGAAACAGGAATTGAATGGGTTAGAATGGGTAGAGAAAAACCTATTGTCACCACTCCAACAAGTGATGTAATGATATCCTACTGGCACCACTTCGATAGAATTAGTGCATCGGACTTACCTCAATCAGAACTTAATAATAAGATTCTGATATGGGGTTTAACTGCTGAGGGTCTGAATAATCCAGTTTCAACCCCAGTGGGTGTAATGTATCCCCACGAAGTTCAAGCCTCAATTCTCCAAACCGTCTTGCAAGAAGTTCGTATACAACAATCCTACTATCTTGAATTGCTAGAGATTGTTCTTCTTGTGTCAGTTCTTTTATTGATACTTCTGATGGTCTACAAACTTCCCACAGCTCTTGCGGCGATAGTGAGTCTATTGTTTGTAAGTATACAGGTAGGGGTGGGTTATTACGTATGGATTTCGCAACTCGTTCTTTTCGATACCTTCTTTTCATCGATATCCTCCTTATTAGTTTTCGGTCACGCATCATTTAATCAATACTATACGACTTATCAACTCAAGGAACAAATTAGAAAACAGTTCCAAAAGTATTTATCTCCCGACATGGTTGACCAACTCGCAGAGAATCCTGAACTATTGAAGTTGGGTGGAGAGAGAAAAGAAATGACATTCATGTTCATGGACATATGTGGATTCACTCCAATCAGTGAACACTATAAGAACAATGATGACCCCGAAGGATTAGTTGAACTCATAAACAAGTTTCTTGATATGCAAACAAAGATAATCCTAAATAATAATGGAACAATCGACAAATACATGGGTGATTGTATTATGAGTTTTTGGAATGCACCTTTGGATTGTCCAAATCACGCTGAACTTGCAGTTAAGTCTGCAATAGAAGTATTAACTGCAACCAAGGAACTCAATGAAGAACTTAAACCCCTCAACCTACCTCCTATCAATGTTGGTATTGGTATCTCTACAGGTGAGTGCATTGTCGGAAACATGGGGTCAGAAGTTAGATTTGACTATTCCGTCATTGGAGACGCCGTCAACCTCGGTGCTAGACTCGAGGGACAAACAAGGAATTATGATGGGGTGGACGTGTTGTTATCGGAACGAACTTATCAACAGTGTCCATCAAGAGCATTTACAGAAGTCGACAGAATACTTGTCAAAGGTAAATCAGAGAAAGTTCGAATATTCACCCCGATGGGAACTGATTGACCCACCTACTACAGGTGATTGGGTAGTTTTTACCACATTACAATTTCTAGATGTTTGGTCAACAATCCATGGTTTAAAATATGAGTGTATTAAAGAAGCAAATCCATTATTTGGTGAGAACCCAACACCTGAAAGGTTAGTTTTCTACAAAGTAGGATTGTTAACACCAGCACTAGAATACGATAGAAAACATGATAATTTGAACGCCGCATCCATTCGTTCAACCAATAGATTTATGGTATTGGTCATAGGTAATAATCTAAACGTAATTTCAAGAGCAAAAAATAGATGTGAAAAAAGATAACTTTTTTTTAAAAAACCCCTTGAAAAAATCATAAAAGACCCTATATAATATAGTAAGAGAACTTCAAAAGAGCACGGGTATGACCTTCGGGAAAACTATCTTCAAAAGTGCTCGGTTCTCTACACCTAATGCTCATAAGAGGTTAGGAATATAAACTTGCTTAATAAAGGAGAAATTATGACTCACTTAGATATATTTGGTCAATTCAGACCACTCACAATTGGATTTGATAGGTATTTCGAAGACCTCGAAAGACTAACAAGTCACACTCAAACTAACTACCCACCTTACAACATTGTAAAGGAAGATGCAGAGAACTTTTGTATTGAACTTGCAGTTGCTGGTTTTGGTAAGAAAGATATTGAAATCACTAAAGAAAGAAATGTCTTAACTATCGAAGGTAAAATTGATGATGACTCAAAAGATTTTGTCCACAAAGGACTTGCATCTAGAGCATTCAAAAGAAGTTTTACACTTGCAGACGATGTTGAAGTCAGTGGTGCCGACATGAAAGATGGTATTCTACATGTCAAACTGGTAAGAGTTATCCCTGAAGAGGATAAACCAGTTTCTATTAAAATTAAATAGAAAATCCCCTTTACGATACACCCGTTATATTGTATAATGGGTGTATCTTTATATAAAGGAGAATTATATTATGTTAAACATAGGTGATACAGTCCCAAACGTTGTTCTTCCCATCAGAGTTGATGGTGAGTTCAAACAATTGCAGACTGCAGAACAGTTCGCTGGTAAGAGAGTAATTGTGTTCTCATTGCCAGGAGCATTCACACCAACGTGTTCTACTTATCAATTGCCTGGATTCGATGAAAAATTCGGAGAGTTCAATGAAAAAGGTATTGATGAGATTTACTGTTTATCAGTAAACGATTCATTCGTTATGAACGCATGGTTTGAAGCACAAAATGTGCAAGAAGTGTATCCACTTCCTGATGGAAACGGAGAGTTTACAGAAGGTATGGGTGCAAGTGTTCAAAAGGCAAATCTCGGTTTCGGGATTAGGTCTTGGAGATATGCGATGGTAGTAAATGATAATGTTATTGAACAACTCTTCGTAGAAGAAGGATTCGGTGACAATATCGATACAGACCCATATGAAGTATCAACACCTGAAAACGTTCTTGCGAATTTGTAATGATACTAGACAAGGCAGATTCAATCTTTGCAGCGACTAAACTTATTGAATACTTCAAAGACTTCAATAGGATAGACGACTACTTCCGTGCAAGGAAGATAGAAAGAGTCAAAGATATTCCTGCCCCTCTGTTCGGATTTGGTCTTGAGGATGACATGTTTCAAAACTATGACATGCATCCTCAAGATATGTCTTTCAAGTTACAACAAATCCCAACAGAAACATTTGATGCAATGTTAGAAAAGACTGCATCATTCTCACCTGATGAGAACCCAGGCAAGACTATGAAACTTGTTCTGAAAGAAACAAACACGAATACAGTTTGTGGGTTTATCAGATTTGGTTCACCACTGATTAACTCAAAACCACGTAATGATTATCTTGGTGATGTTCCTGATTTGGATATCTTCAACAAACGTGCAATCATGGGATTCAACATTGTCCCAGTTCAACCGTTTGGATTTAATTATCTTGGTGGTAAATTACTTGCTGCGATATGTTGTTCACATGAAAGTCGAAGAATGTTGAACGCTAAATATAATACAGAGTTTTGTTTATTTGAAACAACATCTTTGTATGGTAATATTAAAGGTGCAAGTATGTATGATGGAATGAGACCATTCCTAAGATATAAAGGTGACACTCAAAGTAAATTTTTACTTACACTTGGTGAAGAGATTTATTTTGAAATGAGAGATTGGTTTACTGATAAAAACGGTGGAGAAGATTTGATACACAAAGGTGCTTCATCACGTAAACTAAAAATGCAAACTAAGATGGTTGGTATCATCAAAAGTAGTTTGAAGAAACATGACCAAAAAGCATATGAATTGTTTTCTAAAGAGATTGCAAAAGCAGGTGATGTAACGACTCAGAAAAGATTTTACATGTCAGAGTATGGATACTCAAATACTAGAGACGTATTATTGGGTAAAACAGAAACGCTAAATAAACATGTAAACTTTGACAGATTTGAATTTGATAATGTTATCGCATGGTGGAAAAAGAACGCAACCAAAAGATACGAGAACATTAAACAACAGGGAAGATTAAGAACAGAGTTAGAAGTGTGGAATCAAAACACTATGAACTCAATAGATATTATAAGATGAGAATAGGATTTACATGTGGTGCATTTGACCTTCTTCATGCTGGTCATATTGTAATGTTGAAAGAAGCAAAACAAAATTGTGATTACTTAATTGTAGGATTACAAACAGACCCTTCAATCGACAGACAAGAAAAGAATCAACCAGTGCAATCAGTGTATGAAAGATACATACAACTCAGAGCAGTTAAATACATTGATGAGATTCTACCATATGACACTGAACAAAGTTTACTTGACTTAATTGAGTCAACAGAGTTTCACATAAGATTCGTAGGTGAAGATTATGTGGATAGAGATTTTACTGGAAAAGGATTACATGAAATCTATTATACAAATAGACAACATTCCTTCTCCACAACTAATTTGAGAAACAAAGCGGGTATCGTATAAAGGTTATTACCTTGGGTTTCCAACCCAATGATTTCAGTTCGATTCTGAATACCCGCTCCAATACATTATGCTAGATAGATTTTATTCCGAAAAAGACACAGCAAAAACAATTAGAATTCTAGTGTATCCTAATATAACTTGGCAAAAGGATTTAGAAAAAGATTCTTATGTTCAAGTGTTAAAGAATATGATTCGTGAAACACAAGGTCATAATTTCTTTTGGCATATCATATCACCTGAATATATTGATGGTTTAACATTCGATAATACTGAACAGATATTTGCATCATTACCATCATATCCACCAGCAATGAGAAGTCATTTTGATGTTATGCATATGAAAGAATTGTTAAATCATTCTAGAGACTTTGATATCATAATGTCTCATTTACCTGAACACACTCATCAACTTGTAAATACAATGTATAATCTAACACATCATACACCTAAAGTTATGGGATATGCTCATTGGTTTGATTTCAATCATATTGTCGCATGGATGAAAGGTTCATTTAATCAGAACATGCTAGGACTTTTGGAATATGAAAAATGTTATATCAATACTCAGTGTCAAAAAGACATGGTATTGAAACAATCAGAAGAAGTGTTTAGAACTGAAACAACTGAAAAACTAGATATGATTCTACAGGTTCAACACTTGGGTGTAAAGGAAGAAGATATTGTAGAACCTGATACTAATCCTGAAAAAATTATTGTATTCAATCATAGATGTGAAGCATACAAACATTTTGATGAGTTTGTAGAACTTACTGATAAACTATATCAACAACGTCAAGACTTCAAAGTTTGGATACCTTTATATGAAGGTGATGTTCCACGTGAATACATGACAAACGAAAAGTTTGATAAGAAAGGATATTACAATAAACTTAGAACATGCTTAGTTGGTTTTGCACCTCAACAAAAATACGGTGGTTGGAGTGTTGCTGCAACTGATGGGTTAATGAACGGTTGTCCTTACATATTCTATGATGGGGAGTATTATCATGAATTACAAGATAATGCAGAGTTCTTTACTACAGACTTAGAAGCACTAGACTTACTAAACAAATACTTAGACGATGGTAATCATAGAAATCAACAGTCAATAATTGCACAACAATCTTTGAGAGACAATCTTTTGTATTCTAAAGAAATGGATAAAATGGTTAAAGACATACATGATATTGTAAACTCTACACATAAGATGTCAGACTCAGATAAGTTAAATGAAATGATTGATGTAATACAACAACATGGTTCTATAACCAAAAAAGAATTGCATTCTATAATGGGTTGGGGTCGAGGAATTAAGTGGACTCCGTATAGACGTGCTTTGATGGAACATCCAAACATTTTTGATACCAATACAAGTGAATCAACATACATTTGGAGAGAAACGTGATAGTATGGATAACAGGATTATCTTGTAGTGGTAAATCAACCATTGTAAAAAACATCGTAAGAAGTCAAGATGATGATGTTGGTGGATTGACAATTAGAAAGGGAGAGTTAATTACACCAACAAAATATTTTGATTGTATTCAATTTGAAAACTTTACAGTTATAGGTGGAAGATATTATACAGACCAAACTAACCCAGGCTCTGATAGAATTTATGCTGGTAAAGATAGGTTTAAAGAATTTATAATACAAGAATATAACAACCACAAAAACTTTCTGATAGAAGGTTCTAGATTTTTTAGAAAAGAAATACTGGAATGGTTAGTAAATGAATATGAATTAAAAATCTATCACATAGAAACCGATAGAAGTAACGTAGAGGAAAGGTCTAAAGATAGAAATGGTTGGTGGGACAAGCAAAGAACTGATAGAAGAACTGATAACGAGTTAAAAAAATTTAATAATATCTTGAATGATGATAATCTTAAACAATATATAACAGTTGTAAGAAACGATAAGATAGAAGACATCGAAAAGATTTCTAAGGAAGTGTTGAGAAATTATGACTGAGTTATTTAATAGAGGTGCATATCGCATCGTAGAGAATTCAAAACTAGATATGGCAGGTATAGAATTACTTGAAGAACCATATACAGGATTAGTATACACTTACGGAAAGGTAGAGTTTGTTGATGGAAAACCTGAGTTAAATTTCCAACGAAATATCGTTAGACCAACAGAAGGTGGAGACATTGATGAACTAAATAAAGATGAAGAACTTAATCAAATCATGGGTGATATTCTTGTTGAACTTATTGCCCAACAAATCGAAAAGGAAAAAGATAATGAACAGAGAAGTATTGAAGGAACAGATTAAGAGACACGAAGGCGAAGTCTTAGAAATCTATAAAGATTCACTAGGTTATTTAACTTTTGGTGTTGGACACCTAGTTAAAGAAGATGACCCTGAGTTCGGTCAACCTGAAGGAACCCCAGTTTCACAAGAGAGAGTCGATGAAATTTATGATATCGACTTTGACAAACACGTAGAAGAATGTATTCATGTATATGAATCAAAAGGTGGAGAAGATTTTTACAGTCTGCCTGAAGACATTCAACACGTATTAATTAACATGACTTTCAATCTAGGTGGAACTAGATTTGGAAAGTTTAATAACATGTGGAAAGGTGTTATTGAAAATGATTGGGAAAAGGTTGCAGTCGAAATGGAAGATTCACGCTGGTTCAAACAAGTAGGTAGAAGGTCAGTAGAATTACAAGAGATTGTCAGAAGTGTCTAAACCAATCAGATGTGTTAAATTAATCGGTGGTGAAGTCGTCATGGGTTTCTTTTCAGAAAATAAACTCGGGACAGAAATCATCATCGAAGAAGCACGTGAATGTATTGTAGACATTATAGAAGGTAGGATGGAAGTTCAACTTGCACCGTGGTTACCTTTCGCAAAAGACCACATATTTAGAATTAGGAAGAGTTCTGTAATTACAGTCTTTGAAGCAAGACCAAACTTAGAGACTAATTACAAAGTATCAACAGGGAATAGAAAATGAGTAGAGAAAGTTTATTAAAAGCATTACAAAGTCAATATCAAGGTGAAATGGATATCGCAATGGCGAATATCAACGTATATCAAAACAATCCTGCTGGTATCGGTGAACATCCCGACATTGCACAAGCACTTGACACTCAAGTTGAGAAGTATGCAAACGCAAAAGAAAAGTTTGAAGCAGTTCAAGATTTATTAAACAATAGACCACAAAAGACCTTGACAGAATAGACCTACTGTAGTATTATTACAGTATGGATTTTTACACAAACGTCACTCGCACCCGAGACAAAATCCTTG